TGACCGGCGAATCCGGCGCGGTTTGAGAGGCTGTGGCGATGACCGCCACAGCGAAGAAGAAAGCGGCGCTGCCGGGGATTGCGGCCCCGGCAGCGCCTGACCAACAACCCTACTGCAAGGAGTAGAGTCATGGCTAGTGAGCATGGTATGACAATCGAGGCACGCAGCGCGACTTACGCAGCTACACAAACCCTATCGGCGAGGCCGATGAAATAACGACGCCGGTGCGCGGATTGAACGACGCGTATCCTGATGCTGCAATTGCCGTGTCGTCGACGTCGCCAGGCCCGATGCGCAGGTGCGACGTGGTGCCGGTGTACAGCTCGGTGACGTTGTTGGTTTTCCAGCGCCATGAAAGCGTGTCTGGTGGCTGGGTTGTCCAGGTCTTAAGCGCGGTTCCATCTTCATAGACGCCGCAGATTGCATTCGGATCAACGTCGACCGAAACTGCCGCCCAATTTACAAACACCCGCCCACCATAGTCTGACGGAAAAAAGTAGGTAGCAAAGTTCGGTTCATGGTGGAATACAGCCGTACTAATGCTCGGCATCGCCGGGATGAAGTCTTCAGGATCGAACGGAACCGTATCCTGGTGCGACCCGATCATCGTGTCGGCTGTCCTGACCGACGCCTCGGTTGGATAGGACGCCATCCTGAAGTAGTGCAGCCGCTTTGTTCCGTCTTTATCGTAATCTGCATTGACGATGATCGATGTCTCATAGCCATAGTCCAAAGTTTCGAGAACGTCGTAGTTTGATGAAAACGCAAAAGTGCATGTCACCCAATAAGTCGCCACATAATTTCCACCAGGCTCCAGACCGTAGACATAGAAAATCGAGCTGATCGAGGTGATCTGATACTCGACCCAGCCGACCGGACTTGTGACATTTGCCACATCCGGCCAGACCTCGACCGGCGTGGACGCTACAGACCCGTCGTCGTTGAATACAACCTCCCAGACATTAAAAATCCACGGGTGGCTGTCGTCATAAACCGTGATCGGCCCGGAAATTCCCGGAGAATCCGTGATGCCGTATCCATTCCACATCATCGCCTCAAGCCGCACCAGGATCGCGCGGCCATCCGGCCTGACAGCAATTGACACCGAGCGCGTCGTCGGGTCATACGGGTACGACGACGGGCGCGTCAGTGGCGTGTAGGAATAGGTCAGCGGCAGCTCGAACGAATCAAGGAAGGTTTCTGAATCGCCGGTCGACTCCCCGTCAAGGCGGTCGAATTCGCCAAACAGAATGCCCCTGTGCAATGTGATTTCAACGGCTGGCGTCCCGGCCGGTGACGGCGATCCGGGCGTATTACTCAGGGTGAGTTGCGTGGCGCCAAACGCCATCTTGCGCCACCGCTGCTCGGTGTCGTCGAACAACAGCCAGCGGCCGGCGCTGGCGACCACCTTTTCAGTGCATAGCGGAGAATATCTGTATTCATCGCTGAACAGCACGGCGTCGGCAAGGAATTCGCCATCTTCTGCCGCCACCATATCGGGCGTGGTCGGCGCAGCAAGCCCTGGCGCTTTCAGATAGCGTGTATTGCCCAGGTTTCCCGTCACGCTCTTGACCGTATGCTCGACGCCGTCGACGGTTATCGACGTGACGGGCGTTCCAGGAACCAGTTCGATGCTTCCGGCGCCTAGCCTGCCATGCCACGGATTTCCGGCGCTGGCATTGGTGACGATCATGCCGGCGCCTCGGTTTTGATCGCGCCTACCGTCACAACCTTCCCGCCGATGATCGCCTCGAGCGTTTCCGGGAAATAGATTGCGAACAGGCCGTCACTGGTGATCAGCGTGTTTTCGCCCTTCACCGTCCATAATTCGCCACC